CTTTGTTTAAAGCCATGGATTCGATATGTTTGTTCAACTTATCGGTGGACTTGTAAAGATCCTCGATCATCATGAATTGCTCGGAATCTGCAGGAAGCGAACCAAGTTGACCCCGCGGCCACTTGATTCTAAAATCTGTATTCTCCACTAAATCTTTTTGCATTAACTCTACTGTTGTTTGAATTTTGTTTTGGGTCTCAATAATCCCGAAATAAGCCCAGGTCCCGATCGCGACCATACAAATCAAACTGGCAACCGTTTTCATCGGCATTTGTACTGCTGCTTCTTCTGAAATTTTAAGTGCCATTAGTTATAACTATACCCCGTGTTTCCTGATTCAAGTTTCTCGAATAGTTTTTTATGTTGGTCCATGATCTCTTCATCAGAGTCCATCATCTTGTCCATCTTCTCATCTAACATCTGTACTCTAAATTCTAATTGATCAATTTGATTTTCAAGTACTGCTTGAGTTGTAGAAAGTTCAAATGTTCTAGATAACGACCATCCTCCTAATGCTATTAGGAGTCCCACTAACAGGGTTAAAACCTTTTCCATCATTAGCAATTACATTCTATACATTTGCAATCTGTATTAAGACAATCTGGATAATCTTTTTCTGCCCCTGTGCAGTGGCACTTATGACCACAGTTACCACACCCTTCAGCTTTAGATTTTTGCCAGCTGAAAAGCCATTCTATCCATTTATTAATTAATTTTCTAATCATTTTTTTCTCTTCTTTTGGATCATACCATTCATTTCAAAATATCTTTTTAACAAGTGTACCTTAAATCTGATCCAGAGTAACTTAAGTTTTTTCATAAGTTCTCCCCTTCAATTATAGTGTTTAATTAGAACAATACAACGCCAATAACTATACCAATAGCGGTTCCTATAACATAACCTCTATAGTCAACCCATAGTTTTTGAGCTAAAATTTTTATTTTATTCATTTTATATTACCCCAATTGCTGCCACATTCATAATCTATTTTATTAGGAACTTCAAGTGTTACAGCACTTTCCATTATTTGTTTTATTTTGGCCGCCATTATATCAGATTCTACTGATATATCCAACTCATCATGCACTTGAATATGTGGTATAATACCTTCTTTATAAAGCTCTAACATAGCTTTTTTAGTCATATCTGCTGCTGATCCTTGTATGAGTCTATTTAAAGCTTTGTATGTATAAGCACGTTTAATCCCCGGTCCGTGTTCCCTGAGTGCTTCTTCATGACTCAACGCTTTATGTATCCCGAATTGAGCAGGTTCCCATAAAGGGAAACGACACGCTCGTCCTAGCAATGTACGGATTCGTCCGGCATCTTGGGCTCTGTACATTACGTTATCCATTAACTGTTTAACGAACGGTACACGTTGATGATATTTTTTAAATAGTTCATCAGCTTTATCTTTACTTACTCCAAGTTCGGCCTGTAATTTATTTTTACCCATACCATAGAACAATCCAAGGTTAATAGTTTTAGCTTGTGATCTAGGTATCTCTGCCATATCAGCTACGATACTATGGAAGTCTGCATCACCTTCTTTGTATGCATCAACTACTTCATTCACTCCATACAATCCCTGAAGCGCTGCGTAGTGTACAACTAATCTAGGTTCTTGTTGTGAATAATCAAATACTCCCCATTTACAACCTTCTTCAGGTATAAATAATGACCTGATAGCAGGTCCAAGTTCCTTGTTTCGTGCAGGAATTTGCTGTAAATTTGGATTTGAGTAGCTAAATCTACCCGTTACTGTACCACCATTATCGGATCTAAGCTGATTTATTTCAGAATATATCCTTCCATTATGTGAATGTTTTAGTATAGTATCTATAAAAGTGGTATGGGCTTTGTTAATTTCACGAGCCCGGGCAATCAGTTTCACTAGTGGGTGGGCGTGATTCTGAAGAAAATTTTTAGTAAATGATGGAGAATTTGTTTTTTCGGTTGAGTCATATGGTAGGGAAAGTTTTTGAAAGACTTTCGCTATTGAACGTGCAGCCCATATTTGAACATCTATTGATGTTTCTTTTTTTACTTTTAATAAGCATTCTTTTTCTTGTTCAAGTAATTTGTCTTTTAATATGTGAGCTTGTTCTACGTCTACACGAACTCCTAAAAATCTCATATCAACGAGGCAAGGAAATAAGTCAGTCTCTAATGAAAAGATAGATTTTAAATCTTGATTAATTATTTCTTGTTTTAAATACTTCCATAACTCTAAAGTTATTTGTGCATCTTTTTCTGCATAGGCTCCAACATACATAGCAGGTAGTTTGTACATTTCTGCTTTAGGATCAACTCCCCATGACTTTGCTGCTTCATATAATGCAGCTTCATCTTTACCTGTTCCAATGTATTCTCTTGAACAAGAATTTAAATCATACTTCCTTCTGTTCTCATCTACTAATGCTGTTGCTATCATTGTATCAACAATAGGACCATTAACTTCAAGTCCCTCAGCTTTTAACCAACACACGTCATACATTGCATTATGAAATATCTTGGTAGCATCGCTCTTTAGAATATTTCTAAAGTAGTCAAAAACCCTTGTTTTATCCATGTTTCCACCACCTTCGTGGGCCACTGGATAATAAGCAGACCAACCTTCTACAGCTACTGCTATCCCTGTAATACATCCACGTTTAGCTATTGAACCTGAACCCATCTTAATTAGGTCTGGGTCTTTTGTTTCCAAGTCGATTGCTATCTCTTTATATTTAGATAGATCGGGAAAATCTTCTGGTGGTAGCCATTCTGTTTGTGGTTTAAATAGTGGTACTTGTATCATTTGACTCCTTTAGGTGGGTGATAATGACCTTCATAGTCATCATCAATATAAAATAATCTGACATTTAATTTTTTTTGTTCCTCGGTCAGAGAACGATGAATAGGTAAATTATCTCTTTTTCTTATTGAACGTTTTTTAATATCCAATAATTCAATTTCTCCAGTTGGATATACTACGACTATATCTAAAGGTCCATGTTGACACACATTTTTAAAAACATGACACCCTTTTTTTAAAAAATGATTTACTGCCTCATGTTCATAAATAGTGCCAATTCGTGCAGAATCTTTTAAATGATTTAATTTCATCCAACTATTCCCCAGGAGTTTGATTTCTTTTCTTGTTCAGGATAATCTCTATCAATAGCCATATCTATATAATGTTTTGCTTTTAATAGATCTTGTTTTTGATTCTTCTGTTTGTGTCGACATAAATATTTTATAGCATTCCCTTCAGCAAACGGAATATTATTTCTGTTAATAAATTCTGATGGCTGAATAACCATGGATTTATAGTGGGTCCCACCTACCTGCTTTTTATATATATCATCACTCATATTCTATATCCTTTGTAATTATCTTTAGGTCTTATAATATGTAATGTTTTTTTAGTTCTTGTCGCTCCAACATAAAACAATCTTTCTTCATCATCAGGATTATTTTCATAACCCTTCATTGTGTTTTCTGTTAGATCAGTTAGTAAGACAACATTGTCTGACTCACCACCTTTAGCTCCGTGTATAGTTGATAGATTAATTCTAGGATCTGTATTTAATTTCTCCTTATTATTTTTCATTGATCTAATATATTCTACTCTCCTGTATGGTGCATCGTCAAAAGCTTCGTACCAAACTTTATCAGTTTTTAAACCATGCTTATTTTTTAATGCATCTATACCATAAAAAGATTCTTTTGCCATACCTAACAATCCTTTTTTATCTTTATGTGTTGGTGTCATATAACTATAAATTTTTTCTATAGCTTTGTATGGAACCAACTGACCTTTTCTTAAATTTTCATAATCAGTTATTGCTTGATATAAATCTGCTTCGTAATTTCTTTTATTTCTATTTTTAAAATACATTCCATCTTCATATAAAACTTTTTCAATATCATTTAGTTGATGATTAGTCCTACTTAATACTAACCAATTTCCTTCTTTTAAATTTATTTGATCAAAACTATCATACCATTTTATCTCTCCTTCACGTTGAGAAGGCAACCAATTCTTATTGATTCTTTTTGAGATTCGATGTACAATATTGGCCGCTAATTTATGAATTTTAGCTGGTACTCTAAACGATTGAATTAACTGATTTATTTTACCATCTAATGCAATAAAACTATCCACATCTGCACCTGCCCATCTAAAAATTGCCTGATCATCATCACCTGCAACAAAAGAATCTTGGGTATTATCCCAAATATTATGAGCCATTTGCCATTGGACTTTAGATAAATCTTGTGCTTCATCTATAAATGTTACATCAAATTTAGGACACTTATCACTCTTAATAAATTCTGTAATCATGTCATGAAAATCTATAAGACCATATTCTTTTTTATATTTTTTTATTTCCTGATCCAAGATAATAAGTTTTTCTCTAGAAACTTCTTTCGTGTGTTCTCCTAAATCATATTGTTCCATCACAGTTATTTCCTTATGTCTAGCTTTATCTATAATACTTAATTCTTCACTATTAGAAGTAAAGAATGCGTTCCCTTCATCATGTTCCCATGCAGGAACAGAAAGAGGAAGTTTTAATTTTTCTCCTAAATCTCTATAATGAAACGGTTGCATTACATTTTCTTTTTTTAAACCAAGTCTTCTGAATGCTAGAGAATGTAAAGTTCTAAAGTGTGGTAGGTCATCCTCAGTTAAATTAAATTTTTTCATTGCCCTATCTCTTGCTTCGTATGCAGCTTTTTGAGTAAAAGCGAAATATCCTATTCTATCTGGATCAGTTTCTTTTAAATAATCATCAACTTTATTAAGTAATGTGTGAGTTTTCCCTGTACCTGGAGGCCCTAATACTATTGTTTTCATTTAATTCTCCTAAAAAAATTTCTCCAAATAGCTGATCTGACAATAGAAACTACAGTGAATATTAATGCTATATGTAGGCTATCCCATATCGTTGGGTATAATCCAAAGAATGGAAATATATATAATTGAATTAAGATTGCTAAAATTAATCCACTACCTACATCAATAAAACTTTCAATAAAACATCTTAACTTCATTAATATGGGTCCTTAGGTTTATATCCTGGTGATTTAAATTCTGTTTTTGTATTATTAAATTTTTTAACATACATAACTTTAATACTCTTACCACTAGCATCTATTACTTTAATCTTGGCATCAAACCACTCTTTCATCCAGGCTGAAGTTTTTTGATAGTCATGAGACCATCTTCTTCTTTGTAAATGATCATGAAAGAAGTGTCTAAATTTAAAGTAATGATTCTCATCATCACTCCAAACATTCCCTCTTTCAATATCTTCTTTTCTTTTTGTTTGTCTTCTATCACTACAATAATCTTCTAAGTGTTCTCTTAATTGATCTTCTGTTTTCATTCCTTCCGGTGCATCTATTACTTCTCTCCCTGCTAATAAACCGTTTATTAATTGTTTCCAATCTTTAGTTTTTAAAGTTGGTGGTAACATTCCTACTCCTGCTATACATGCTTCTTCAAATAATGATTGTTGTCTTAAATGTTTTGGACTATCTAATCTTAATCTTTTACCATCTACGTTTAAATAATAATAAGGATGTTC